GTTTCGTTGAAGTTATTATATGGTAACAATCTTAATTCACTTCTAGATGGAGAAATCTGATGTATCCACATTCTATCCATTTCTATATTACTACCCACTCTGTTATTTACAAAGTTGAATTGAACTCTAAATATTCCAGTATTATACCCAGCTTCTTTAACTAATCTTTTTACATCTATTAAAAATCCACCACCATCATATACCTTATCTATAATATTTTCACTTCTTATTATATAATCCTGAATTTCGGAAGATGGTATATATCTAACATTTCCATAATCTTTTTGCTCTAATACATTATTACTAGAATCATATAATAAAAATTCCAATACATCATTATTACCTATATCAAACGGAGTTGGTATAAATCCCTTATCTATTAACTTAAATTCAGTTGAACTAAGTTCTGTAGTTAATGAAGTTCCCTTCTTTAATACATCATCAATATTTTTAAATTTACTTAGTGCCATAATTTTTATTTTTTATGTCTCCACATATTAGCAGTAAATGATAATTCTCCGTTTGGTGTCGAAAATACCACACTTCCTCCATAGTTTTCACCTTTACTACTTATTCCGTTGAATTTAGGATAATCTACTTGAAGTGTTATATCTACTTTTTCCTGTGGCTTAAGTGTTATTATAGATGGGCCGTTAATCCAAACTAAATTAGCATTTTTCATTTTCATATTCACTGTTACATCCTCTAATGTAGTATTGAATAATTCAACGGTTGGGCCATTTAACCAAGTACCAGATGCACTCTTGTTTTTATAATCAAAATATAAATCAGCTAACTTCGCATCAGATTTTTCTACCACTCTAGCAGTTATATCTGCACCGGCTTTAGCTCCCTCCGCTAATCTTGCATTTTTACCATTCAATTGTTGAGTTAAGCTATCTACTTGTTTTGAAAGAGATTGAACGGTTGCACTCTGACCTTCATTTCTAGCTTGCAATGAGGTTCTATCAATTCCTTCTAAAACAGAACGCTGTAGTGATGTTTGTAATGTATCATTTACTAATGCAAATTGTTTTCTAAGTTGTTCCGAGTTGGATTCTGCAGTTACTCTAAGTAATCTCTCATTATCCAATTGAACATCCAACGATGCTGATATAGATGTTAACTCCGATACTTGAGATTGAAGATTTCCTATTTCAACTGATTGTGATGCTATTGTTTCGTTTGCCAATTCTAATGAACGAGTTACCTCATTATAGATTGGCCTAGGAACTAAATCTAATTCGGTTTCCTCTCCTTCCGGTATCAATTCAAAAACACTTACATCAATTGCCTTTTTTAATTCATCAGTATTATATACTCTTTTTTTAGATGGTGCATATACAAATCCACCTTTAGCATTATTTACGGATGTTTCAAAGTATGGCGTGTTTTTATCTCTAGCAGCAAAAGAACCACTATCCTGTAAAGATTTTTTAATTAATTCAAATTCCATTACTTAACTATAAAGGTTAAATCATCTTCAATAAATTCACTTATACCATTTCTAACTATCTTAAATAGTAATCTATATACTCTATTCTTAGGAAAATTAGAAGTGTCTAAATTAATATAATTACCATTCGCATCACAACTGATTTTTGTGTAATTCGAAAAATCTATTAAATTAACTTTTGTTATTTCGTCTCTAACTCCATAATATGAAGTTTGGGGTAAATATTTAATATCACTATATGAAAATGCGTTTGTAAAAGTTTTAGTTGGATATAAACTCCTTCCTATTATTTTTATTTTAACTTTATTACCCTCTCTATAATTATCTCTTAATTCTTTACTTCTAACTATAATCTGTGAATCAGTTAAAGCTGTAAGAGAGCCTGTTATAAATTGAGAATCATCCCATTCTAATTTAATAAGTGGTTGAAATATAGTATTTGTTTCCTTTGAATAATATCTCAATACCCCATAATCCAATGAAGAACTTTCCGCAGATGATGTATGTGATAATCTAATTCCATAATTATCAGAAGTTTTCCAATATTCATAGATGGATAGGATATCCATATTAATATCTGCACCAACATATGTAAAAGTTTGCGCAGCTTCTATATTTAAATTTACTTCACTCTGATTATCCCAATTTATACCATCGGTTGCAATATTTTCAGGCAATTGTTTGCCCCTACCCATTTCCCAACTTTCGCTTACTGGATATCCATAAATAGAATAACTTACTGCTAGTTCTTCTGGTTCTATAAGATTTAAATGTAAAGTTGCAGATGATGCAGTTACATATAATGGAACATTTTCTATATCAAATTGAATAAATGTTCTAGCATTATCTCTTTCCCCAAATCGTGAATAATGTTTGGATACCGTTAGTATTTCATCTAATCCGGTATTCAATGGTGTGTATAAACTATAAATAGATGCATCTTTTGATGCCGTTACAAAGTATATCATTATATCGCTTTACCTTTAATGTCTTTATCAGGAAACTTAACTTCAAAGACAGATGGGTCTAACGATGGATAGATAATCTTATTCTTTGTTGCCGCTTTTATATCGTAACTATTTCTAGCATATATTCCACCACATTTATTAACTATCTCTACACTTTGAACTGATGCAACACCTTCTACCATAGCAAGTGTTAATTCTATATCGGAAAGATTAATTGGTTGGTTGAACTGCCAGTTGTTTACATCAAAGAATGTTTTTAACTCATTAATACAAGTTAAAACAATCTCTCTTTGATTAAAATTCTTATATGTAGTTATTTCAAAGTTAACACCAATATTAATAATAAATCCATCTATTATGTTAATACCATCGGTTAACATTCTATATTCATTTATATACGTCTTTAAATTTTCTTTAACTGCTCTATTAAGATTAGTTAGATTTCCATTAGAATCATATCCCAATGTATATAAGTTAATTGCAAATGGATTTACCAATTCAGCATTCTGAGTTGTTTTCTGAACAAAACTTCTTACTATATCTTTAATCTCCGTAGTTGAAGGTAAATTTCCTCCCTGAGAAATAGCGTATGTTGAAATAGTTTTAACGATATTAGTAAACTCATCCAAATTATCAGTTGAGTTTAAAATACTTTCAGGTGAATTAGAATTTAATGAATTATCCCCTATAGCAAATACTTTAGCAATAGAACCAAACTTAGAAGGCATTGCTAACGCTCTAACTTGATAATCCTTTGCAGTTACTGCTCTATTTTGAGATGCAAAGTTAGCCAATGCACTTTCTCTAATTTCTTCGATAGTATCAACTCCTCTACCACCTTTTGCAGGTATTTCGTTTTCTACAGCTACTGAATTCTTAACAAATGTTAATATTGTTTCATCTAAATCAGAAGTGGTAACCGAACTATCATCAAATACAATTCTAGATATAGAAGTTAAATCCCCTTGAGAAACGTTTGAACTAATTCCTCCTCCTATTAAGTAATTAACAGTTATAGTTGTATTAGCCGGAGCCTGACCGTATGTTTTTGTTTTAAGAAAATTAGTTGGGTCATATGATTCTCCTATTTTATCTATAGAACTATTTAATCCTAATCCTACATTTTTTACATTGGGTATAATCAATTCATCCGATAAAGAACTATCACCTCCACCAAAATTAATTGATGTAGTAAAATCATCATTTACCTTAGTTGTGAATCTTCTACTTGTTTTTAATAGTTTAAGTAAATATGGAACCGTATCTCTAAATTGATATAAATCCGGGTCATTCTGCTCTACATTAGGATAATCAATATATATTGTTTCCTGTGCCAAATACGGGACTTCATAATATTTGTTACCATCTTCATCCGTTACTGATTCGATAGAAATTACATTTGTATTTTCTAACATAATAGAGGAAAATGCTTCTGCTGAACTAAATATTTTTGTAGCATTAGCTTCTGTTGCAGATATCGCCTGTATTTGTTTCTTTATTAAAAAATAATCCGGATTATTTGTTATTTCGTTTACACTATATACACTTATCTCTCTATCAGTAGGGTCATTAAAATCTAAGTTTTCAACCGTTCTAAACGTTATATCTCCGTTTGATGTTGATTTAACCGTTAATCCTGAATCTATTCTTAATAAATATCTAGTATCAACTTGCCCTACCGCATCTGATTTACATAATTGATAAACCGATAATGTGGTTACTGCTGGTGCAGTTGATTTAGGTTTATACCCCAATAGGTTAGCCAATGCAAATACATTTTTTTCCTCACCGGCATATTGTATTAAACTTTCTTTTAATGAAGAATCGGTATAATACCCTAATACATCTCCTATATACGATGCCATTTCTATGAACATCATACCAGGAGAAGTTTCATTAAAATCGTTATAGGTATTAGGGAAATACGTTTTGGAATATTCGATTAGATTTTTTCTAAACGCTTCGAAATCTTTACCTAAATAGGATATATCCCTACTATTTTTACCTATATTCTTATTTGTTACTTTGAATGCCATTATTGGATTACATTAAATGTTACTGTCTCTAAATTTTGTTGTCCCGAAACTCTAAACTTAAGTGTAACCGTAAAGAAATAAGTATCTCTACTTGTATTTGATTGGTCTACCACAATATCTTCAATAGATACATATGGCATCCATTTTTCGATAGCATCTTCTATAGATGATTCAATTTCGGTTTCTAAATCATCTGTATTCGATGAAAAAAGTGCATCATATAGGGTTGTACCAAACTCCGGTTGCATAATTCTCTCACCTTTCCTTGTTAAAATGAGATTCTTAATATTGGATTTAACCTGCTCCGAAGTTTGGTAAGATTGGGCAAAGAATCCACCATTCCCCCTTTGGATTGGGAGAGTGATTCCTATTGCCACCCTATCCTTTTCAGGTAGGTCTTTTACTAACTTAGGGCCGGTTATGATTGCCATTATCTATTTTTATCTTTACTTGCCGCTAAAACCTTTGCACTTCTTGCGATTGCTTTATCTAATATATCGTTTCCTGTACTGATTGGAGCAGATGGATTAGCATATTGTGGTTGCATACCCATTTGTGGATTACCATATCCAATCATATCAGGTGTCATAGTACCATACTCACCATCTGTTCTGGAGAAATTAGGTCTAATAGAGGTTTCGTTTAAAACCTGATTTAATAGAGGATTACTAGAGTATTGTTTATCTTCTCTATCTCTGTTTAAAATTTTGTTAGCTAAATCGAACGGGTCAGCACTTTCCTCTACTAATGATTTAAGAGAAGATTGTTGTTTAACCGGTTGTGATTGCTTAACCTCCGCTAACACCTCTTTTCTTATTTCTTCTTTAATAAGAGAAATTTCTTTTTTTACTTCCTCCTGAACGATTATTTGAATTGCTTTAAATAGTTTGTTCGTGTCCATACATTGTTTGTTGTTTATATAAATATTTAGTTTTATTATTTGGTAAAATTATACTCCTGTGGTTGTGGTAGGTGTAGTAGTAGTTGAAGCAATATCCTCCGAACGGAATAGTAGGGCTTCTTCATTACGTCTCCTAATTAAACCCGGATATACCACATCACCACCTCTAATAGGGCCAGCTTGTATCAATGCCGCTGCTGAAGTAAGTTCGCCATCTCTAATAGCTTTTGCTATACCCTTTCTCAAACTACCAACATTATATACATAACTTAGTAATGCAGCTTTTTGTCTATCGTTTAATTTTTCAAAAACATCTTCCGGTATCTGATAACTTTCACTACCAACTAACCTAGCTTTATAGGTATTTACAACTTCATATTGTAACATTTTTAAAGCAGCCTCTTTTGTAGTAGTATCCCCACCGGCAGGTATTTTTTCACCAGTTTGTTTGTAATATTCAGGTGTAGGTAATACTTTTCGTATTTTACCATCACTTCCAATCAATTTATCAGTACCAAATCCAAGTCTATATGCATTCACATCCCAAGTTGCTCTTGCAGTAAATCCTTCTTTTTTAGCAATAAATTTGGCTGCTAATTCTGGCCAAGCTGCGTTTAAATCCAATTCACCTAAATTAGCATCAACTGCTCCACCTGCTCCATCACCAGATATTTGACCACTTTCATATGCAAATATTAAGTCATCGATAGTTTCATAATCTCCTAATTGTGATAATAAGGTTTTTATTTCAATTTCATTGTTTTCGATTATTTTACTTGCATCTATTGTGTATCCAACCCACGGAACTATACCAGGACCACTAGTCTGCGCGGGGGCAATACCATACAAAGCGTTTACATTATATTCACCACTAATAGTTTTAAAGTGGGTTTCTGCGGCTTGAATAAAATTTTCTATAAAAGGAACTACCGTACTTTCAGGCTTAATTAATTCAATAGGAAATGGTACGTTCTGTCCTGGATTTGAACAAACTACAGTTAATGTTTGGAGATTTATAGTTGCTCCAGGAGCAGGTGGTATTATACATTGTTTAACCACCTGAAGTGTAGAACCCGCCCAATATGCCACAAATCCTGCGGTGAATAGTTCAAATAAATTTAATTGTTCACTGCTTACTGATTGTAAATTAAACACATTTTTTATTATGTTTTCCAATGCTATTGCATTACCATTCATCACAGCATTACCAACCATCATATCACCGGCAGGAGGTGTTTTTACTGCCATATCGTACGCAGTAGCCAATACTTTAGCTAAATCATCCGAATCTGCAGGTAACAACTCCATAGTTGTTTTAACTTGTTGTCTAAATGTATCCCACGGCATATTAGTAAATATTATGGTTTATGTCCAGTTGAAATTTCAACCGCAGTGGATTTCATTTTTACCAAATCCTTTTTTAATTGTTTAAGTTCGGTTAGTGTTCCTGGTTTAATTAAACTCGTTGGTCCAGAAGGAGTAAGTAATCCACCATCAGCTAAATTTATAATAGCAGTGAGTATATCTTCTAAAATTTGTTCCAAATTATTACCCAACACAGCAGGTTGCATTTCAGAATCTCCTAATCTAATTTTACCGGTTTTTCCTTGATATATAGTAAATATCTTATCAGTAGATTGAATATCAATATCTCCCTTTGAATTTATATTAACACCTAAATCAGTATCTACTGAGAATATCCCATCTGTAATTACACCATAATGGCTTTTAGACCAGAATATCATTTCATTCACTCTAGACGAAAATACTAATCTATCCGATGTGATTAATATCTGATTTCCATCTAATGAAGCTGGGTATGCTTCAAACGCATCCGAATTATTTGTAAGTGGACCTGGAAATACAGCTTTACCTGGATTCATTTTAAAATTAGTTCCTACTAATGGTTTTGGTGAACCAGGAATAAAATCTGATTTATATTTACCACTTGTTATAGCAATCGTAGAACCGTCTTTGTTAACACTCTCCTCTACATCACTACCACCTACTAATCCCCCCAATCCACCCTCAGATTGTTTGTTTCGTATTATAATTGTTGGGGAAAAACTACTAGCACCATTATTGTATCCACTCATTCTGATTGATTGTCCAAAACGAGATTGTATTATAGTATCACCTTCATATATCTTTAACCTTTTAATTTTTTCATTTGGCTTAAAATATCCTCCTGGATTTAAAGCACTAGCTATTCCAGTATTAGATGATAATGCCATTGTTTTAAAATCTTTTATGGATTTACTCGGATTTAATACATTACCCAATGAATTAGTTCCAGCTTGCTTAGTATTTGAATTATTTATAGTAACATTAAAATTGTATCTTCTATAATATGGAACTACAGAATCTCCAAAACATTCAACTATTTCATTTTTAAGTGGAATATTTAAAAACATCTCATCTAATGGATATACCAAAAGAGGTTGTTGTGCGCTTGTTGAAATTGGTTTAACTAAACATACTCCTGGTGCAATCGGGTTACCAGATTGGTCTGTATCTGAGTCTAAGTAAACTCTTTCTACTTTAGCTAAGTAGGTTGTACTCTTTTTTGGATTTATCCTATCACCCGTTGTCGATGGGTTGAATCCAGATACGGTTCTTAAAAAATCACTCATTATTTTTTAGTTTGTTCTAATTTCCTTTGTATTTCTTCCAATTCATATTCAATATCATCTACCTTATCCATAGTTTTGGCCTGAACATCTTTTGAAATTTTTTCCAATTCAACCAGTAAATCTTCCTTTTCTTTGTCGGATAATAATCCACCATCATTAGTTCCCTTATATTCCATAGCAACAAATCTTTGTCCAATTGTTGCTAATCTAATTAGGATATCATCGTTCTCTACTGAGAACTTAACCAAGTCTTTGATAACCGGTCCAATTGCAGCTATATCTCCTGCATGTCTGATTTGTTTTTTGAATTCCTCAATCAAATCACTTATTTTCTGTTTTTTAGAATGTTGGTTGGAATATATCTCACCGAATAAGTCAGATAACTTCTTTTCTCCAAACATTACGAAATCTGTAGATTGTTGTTTTGCCATACTAATAAATACCTTATTAAATAATTTTTTGTGAATCTATAAATCTATAGAATTCTTCGGATAGTAATCCATATCCTTCTGAGTTTGGATGTTGTGTTCCACGAGTATCCCATCGTTCTTTATGCTCCCATAAATCAGCCCTATTAAACGTATTTAGATACCCCCTAGCGGTTTGTTTTCGGAATTCCCAATAAACTCCACCATCTATCAAATCCGTCTTGTCATAGTGTGGCAAAATACCCATAAACATATCTTCTATACCATCTATAAAGATGTGAGATATCTTATAATGCTTAAAAAATTCTTGTAAAAATATAATATAGTTTTGATTAACTACACTATAATAATTCTCATCATATAGATTAACTAAATAGAATTTCTTATAATCTTCCATAAAGAAATCATAATATCGATTTTGCGTTTGAGTTGATGTAAAGAATCTATCGGGTGTTTCCATAAGATGCTTTGTACTCCAACTTAACCATTCACCTTTCGGCCCCTTTGGAAAAAATGGTAGGTAATCTCTTAAGGATGAACTCCACATTATGACTACTAAATCATTCTTAGTTGTTTCTCCACTTTTTATATCATCTACTATTTGATTGAATATAACATTATTGGGATTACCACTTATCCCATTATTTTGATAAGGTAACCCCAATTTATCACTTAAGTGCCTAACCCAACTATTTTCTTTTTGGAAGATTATCTTTTCGTGTTTAGAAAGAGTATCTTCGATTTCTCTATTACAACCCTCTCCAACTGTCCAACTATCTCCATATGCAACTATTCGTTTCATTTTTTAGTTATAACATAATCTTCTAATACTAACATATCCAATCCAACCTCCAAAAATGTATCTATTGCAGTTTTTGGGTCTCTAATCATTGTTTGGTCTTTAATATTAAATGATGTATTAAGAACTATCGGATATTCGTTTTGTTTTTCTAATTCAGTAAGTAAATCATATATCCTAACGCAATCTTCTCTATTTAACGTTTGTATTCTAGCAGTTCCATCGACATGAGTAATGGCAGGTAACATATCTCTAAACTCTTTTTTAACACCTACTATTTGATTCATATATGGAACTGATTTATTCCATTCAAAATATATAGAAACATCTTCCAACTTTACAATTGGTGCGAATGGTCTAAATCCTTCTCTCTTTTTTACTATCTTATTTATTCTACTTTTTATTTCCCCATTTGTAGGGTCAGCCAAAATAGAACGATGCCCAAGGGCTCTAGCACCAAATTCCAATCTACCTTCGAACCAAGCCACAACTTCACCATTTGATATTGCGTTTGCAACAACTGAAATAATTTCATCATCGGATAATTTATTATATATTAATTTTTTATTATAATTCTGTAATTCTTTTTTGATAATATCAGTAGAATACTTTGGCCCTAAATAAGGATTTGTATTATCAACTCTATGTGGTTGATTATTATAATATGATATTAAACATGCTCCAATAGATGAACCTGAATCAGATGGTGCATTAGGTATCCATACGTTTTTAAATCCTGTCTTCTTTGAAATCTTCCCATTAGCAGTTCCATTGTATGCACATCCTCCACCTAATACTAAATTATCACATTTTGTTTTACGATGTAAATCTTTTAATAAACGAAAAAAGTACATCTCATAAATGAATTGTACGGTAGCTGCTAAATCCTTATGTTCTTGTGTAATTTCTTCTTCAGGTAGTCGAGGTAGGATTCCTAAGTGTTCTGATAATTTAGAAGTAAACATAACCGTGTCACTTTTATGATAATCAAACATTTCCATATTCAAAGTGTATCCACCTTTCTTAGAAGGATAAATTATTTCTCTGAATTTATGTGAAAATGTTTTTGGGTTACCATATGGTGCTAATCCCATAACTTTATACTCACCTTCATTTGGTTTGAATCCTAAGAAGGAAGTAAATGTAGAATATAACATTCCTAATGAATGTGGAAATTTTGTAGCCTCTAATGTTTCCCAACTATTTACATTTCCATGCGCTAAAACTGTCGTATCCCATTCTCCAACCCCATCAATACTCAATATCGCCGCTTCTTTATATGGAGAGGTTAAATATGAATATCCTATATGTGAATCATGATGTGATGTAAATTTAATGTGAGCTTTAGAAAACATCCATTTTGTTTTCTTTATCAAATTAAAATATTGCTTGATTCCTTTTACTCCAAATTTAAATGCATCTTTTATTTGGAAATTCTTTATACAAGTTATTACAACTCTATGTGTTTTAACCAAAGGCTTCTCATAAAAACAAACCTCTTCAATATCTTCAAAACTAAAACCAGATTCTTCAATAATCCACTTAATTGATTTTTCTGGAAACGAACTATCATGCTTTATCCCACTAAATCTTTCTTCTTCTACTGCTAGTAAAACTTTACCATCTTTAAGTAAACATACCGATGAATCGTGATAATAACAACTTATTCCTATTTGTATCATTTATAAAATATATCTTCTTCTATAGTGATATCACCTGTGTTAAGGTACTCCTCTAAGATTTTATCTTGATGTACTTTCATAGTTGAAATCACTTTTGTTATGTAATGTGTCTTATGCCCTGTCATTTCTCTTATTAACAGGTATAAACTTTTTTTGTTAAAATTTTCAATATAATCAACTCTCCTAAACAATTCTAATATAGCATCTGCAATTTGTATATCTCTCTTTTTATCGAATACCACATTTAATTTAACATCCCAATATGATAACATAAGGGTTCTAAACTCAACGTGAGTAGCATCAGTTTCAATTGCTAATGAATCTTCCGAAGGATTCCAACTTTCAGGCATTACAGACATCAATTCATTCTGTTTGTACCTTTTATAATTTGAATTATTTAATAGAATTAAATGGTTTAATGCCATTCTAGTAAAGTAAGAGAATGCTTTACCTTTACCCTCCTGAAACATATGGATTTTATAAATCATCTGAGATACTACTTCTCTTTTTACATCTCCGTGCCCATCATCAAAGTAAGAAAACTTATAAGTATTTAAAACATTTTCCGCTATTTTTTCAAACGGATATTTTATTTCTTCTACATATAATGTATTTTTTTCTCTGAGGTTTTCGGATTTATTATAAGCTATTATAGCTTGCTCCGTCTCCAAAGTGAAATACATTTTACTTTTAGGAGTTTTTGGTTTTCTAGGCATCTTATTCTATAATGTTTTTAAATTCTTCTATTTCGTTTTTAATTTCATCAAATGTAACGCCTACTTCATCATCCTTTTCAAAGATTTGTTTAGCATCAATGTCTCTAATATTCTGTAACAATTGATAGTATGAATCTCTTCTATCTATTATAAATTGCTCATAAACTTCTAACTTATCTAACGCAGTTTTTAATGTGTAATACAATAATCCGATTATCACAATTAATACTCCAATCAAAATATATTCCATAATTTTTTATTTTAAGCTTCTCCTGGTTTACCAAAATGCATCATATACGAAGAATCATCTTTAGTATGAGTTTTTAACTCCGAAGATATCCATTGTTCGACAATATCCTTTTTACTATCTATCATTTCCTCTAAATCTTCTTTTGAAACCAATTCTTTTTCTATAATCAAATCTACTAATGAATATAATAAGATTTGTATTGATATCAGTTGATTAGATTGTTCTACTATTTTATTAGTTAAAACATCGTTTAATTCTTTTTGATTCATTTTGATATTACATTAAAACGTAACCCTTTTCCATATACTTTGATATATGTTTATATTTTATTTGTTCAATATTACCATCGGGGTCTTTAGCCATAACTATTTGGTTTCTTTCATATTGAATTGGCTTTTTAATTGGTTGATTTATATTCTTATCAGCAATTGTTATACCATCTAATAGGTCAATCATTTGTTGAGCAAATATACATTCATCCAATCCTTCTCTATCATTTTCCATATCACCTTTGAATACTACCAATCCTAAATTATCAGTTTGAACTTCTATTGAAAATGCTCTAACTACAATTCGGTTTTTACCATTAGTATCAAATTCAGACATCTCAGTCGATTGAAATGCATCATTAGAATATTTTGTGATGTATGGATTAATTAAAAGAAGTGGAGTTTCTGTGTTAAGATAGAATGCCCTGAATGGTAGATTAACACTTCTTGTACAAACTGCCGAAAGGTTTGTTTTACTAGCGTAACGCTTTAATGTTTTTAATATCAATTCCTCATCTGATTTTGTAAAAGGAGTTGATTCAATTCTAGTTAATTTCATATTTTTTATTTAATATTATACAAAGATAATAAAACTTTTTGAAATTTACAAATAAATCAATATGTTTTTGAATTAAAATCAGTAGGATATGTAATTTTATCTCTGTGATACAACCAATAGTTTATTGCGTTTTGGTCGTTTATCCATTTACTTCTATCACTCCAATCAAATTCAGGTCTAGCGTAATAGGGTAATTTACCAGCTTTATTTCTAATAGCTGAACTACCATATGAGTATTTATCAATCAAACCATCACCATTGGTGTCATATCCATCGATAGAACCATCTCCATCTATATCAATTCCTCTTCTATTGAAATCTTGTGTTAATCCTTTAGATGTGATATCTTCGATAATAGCATCTTCAATGGATTCATTGACTTTTTTTTTTAATTCTTCATCGGTTAGGATTGGTGCAACTTCTTCCACATTTGTTGTAGTGGAATCAATTTCGTTTTTTTTTATGTCCTCATTATATTGAGTAGCTGCATTAACTAATTGTTCATTTGGTTCTGTTGGATTCTCTATTTCATTGAAAAACACCTCAGCATCTTTCTTTGATGCTAATATTGGTGATTCTCCATACACTTCATATAAAGAAGGTACTTTCTCTTCTTTTCTTTTCATTACCAATCCGTTAAATGCGATAATAAGAGAAATTGCGAGTGGGTCAAACACTACTACAATCAAAAATATGAAGAATTTTACTACATTTTTCAATTCTATACCAAATGCTTCTGCCACAAACCTAAACCCACCTATTTCTTTTTCTAAATCGATGTTAGCAATCTTAATTTCGTTGATTTTTTCGGTATTTTTAGCATTATCTTCTTGTAATTTACTAATTTTATCGTTAATTTTACTAATTTCCTTATCTCTAGCATCTATCGAACGTATAAGACGAGAATTTACTGTACCTCCATCTAATATCTTACCTTGATTTGTATTAAATTCTGTAATTTGAGTAGAAAGTTGTTCAATTTGAGTAGTATTTTGGTCTATTTTCGTTTGCCAAACCGCAACTTCCCTATCCACTTGTTGTAATTGTAAGGATTGCTGTTGGAATGCATTAGAAAGGTAACCAAATATACCCGCAGAGGTAATTATCATCAGGATACCCACCGAAATCGTTAAATACCACTTATTAAACCCCTTAATCTCATCCCAAGTCTGTTTTAGGTAGGTTGCAGCCACTAATTTAGCGAATTCTAATGAACCCGCCATTACCATAACAGAAGTAGATGCCCCCGCAAAGAG